CCGACCGCAAGACGACCCTCGACGCCTACGCCGCCGGAGAGCTGCGGGTCGTCGTCAATGTCGCCGTCCTGACCGAGGGCTGGGATCATCCGCCGACGGGCTGCGTCGTGCTGCTGCGGCCGAGCTCCTACAAGTCGACCATGATTCAGATGGTCGGCCGGGGCCTGCGCACGGTCTCGCCCGAGGAGCATCCCGGCGTCATCAAGACCGACTGCATCGTGCTGGATTTCGGCACCTCGACCCTGCTGCACGGTTCGCTGGAGCAGGACGTCGACCTGGACGGTCGCGAGCCCTCCGGCGAAGCGCCCACTAAGGATTGCCCGGACTGCGGCGCCATCGTGCCGCTCGCCACCATCGAATGCCCGCTGTGCGGTCATGTCTGGGAGCGTCCCGAAGGCGGCGAAGCAGCGCCGCTCGGCGACTTCGTGATGTCCGAGATCGACCTCCTGAAGCGGTCGAGTTTCCGTTGGTGCGATCTCTTCGGCGACGATGCCGCGCTCATCGCCAACGGCTTCAATGCCTGGGGCGGTGTCTTCTTCCTGAACGGCCGGTGGTACGGCATCGGCGGTCTGCAGAAGCAGCGGCCTCATCTGTTGGCCGTGGGCGAACGCACCGTTTGCCTCGCGGCGGCCGACGATTGGCTCAACGAGCATGAGAGCGACGAGAGCGCCCACAAGACGCGCCGCTGGTTGAACCAGCCGCCCACCGACCGGCAGCTTGCCTTCCTGCCGCCGGAGTACCGGCAGGATTTCGGGCTCACCCGCTATCAGGCATCAGCGCTGCTGGCCTTTCGCTTCAACCGCGACGCTATCCGCTCCCTCGTCTTCGGCGCGGCCGATGCCGCGCCCGAAGCAGCCATAGGGAGGGCGGCATGAGCCATGGCATCTGTTTCCCCCATCACGGCCGAGGACCGGCGGCGGCTCTGGCATCCGCGTGGAACGCTCTGTGCTGTCTGCCGGCGATCCACCCGAGGCTTTGGCTGGTTCGACCCGGTGCGGTCGAAGCAACCGCGCCCCTCGGTCTGGTTCTGCTCGATGGCCTGCCAAGGCTTCTGGACGCGCTTGGCGCGGGAGCGCTGGGCCATGGTTGATCTCACCGAACAGGAGAAGGCGGCGATCCGCGCCGCCATGAAGCCGGTCGCCGAGATCATGGAGGAGATCGGCTGGCAGGCGCGCTTCTCCGACCTCACGGAGGCGCAGGTGCTCACGCTCATCGAGGTCGCCGTCGGCGGCTTCCAGGACGCCATGCACGCCATGGCAGCCGACGCCGACGCGGAGGTGCCGTTCTGATGAAAACGTGCAGCAAATGCGGTGAAGAGAAGCCGGCGGTAGAGTTTGGCGTGCGGCGCCGGAGCCCCGATGGTCTACAGGCTTGGTGCCGGGATTGCCGCCGGGAATATCAGCGTGCCTACGCGCAGAATTTCCGAGATCTCGAAAGGCATCGTGAGGCGCAGCGCCGCTATCGGCTGCGTCATGCTGAAAAGAACAAGGCACACAGCATCGTCAGGAGCGCCGTCAAGGCGTGCCGGATCATTGTGCCGGTCTGGTGTCAGCGCTGCGGCTGCGTGACCGAACTCGAAGCCCATCATCACGACTATTCCGAGCCGCTCGCGGTCGAATGGCTCTGCTCGACCTGCCACGGGCTCGCCCACCGCAGCTGCGAGGGAGGTCAGCATGCTGGACTATAACCGCCGTCCCAGCTTTGCCGACCGGGTCAACGCCACCGTCGATCGGGCGCTCACCACCGATCAGGCGACGCGGCCGGCCCGCGACTATCTGGGCGGCTCCCGTCTTGGACACGGCTGTGAGCGCGCTCTGCAATTCGAGTTCGCGGGCGCGCCGAAGGATGAGGGGCAAGAGTTCTCCGGCCAAACGCTGCGGATCTTCGAGATCGGACACGCGCTCGAAGATCTTGCCATCGGCTGGCTGCGCGGTGCCGGGTTCGATCTCTATACCCGCAAGGGCAACCGTGCGGACGGCGAGCAATTCGGCTTCTCGGTCGCTGGTGGCCGCATCCGCGGTCATGTCGATGGGATCATCGCCGCCGCACCCCAGCTGCTGGGCATCGGCGTTCCCGCGCTCTGGGAATGCAAGACGATGAATGCCAGGAACTGGCGCGAGACCGTGGCCAAGGGCGTGGTTGTCGCGAAGCCCGTCTACGCGTCCCAGATCGCTCTCTACCAGGCCTACATGGAGGCGCAGGTCCCCGGCATCTCCGACAATCCCGCGCTCTTCACCGCCATCAACAAGGACACCGCCGAATTGCACCACGAACTGGTGCCGTTCGACGCGGGGCTCGCCCAACGCATGAGCGATCGCGCCGTGCGGATCCTCCAGGCGACGGATGCAGGGGATCTGCTGCCGCGCATCGCCACGACCCGTGATTTCCACGAGTGCCGGATGTGCCGGTGGGCGGAACGCTGCTGGGGGCTGCCGGCATGAGCGGGAACAAGGTCGTCTCCCTCGATGCGTGGCGCGACTTCAACGACGCCGCGCCGCAGGCCGATCCGTTCGACATCGAGCCGGATCCAGAGCAGATCGCCGTCTTTCTCGACGTCGTTTTCGGTTACTGCGAGGGCTGGGTGCCCCTGCGCGGGTTCGTGGACAAGGGCCAAGGCATCGACGGGCGACCCCACAACGCCTGGATCGAGATCGACGACAGTTTGCTGGAGAAGGCGGTTTCCTTCGCCGGTTGGGCAGCACGCGAAGGGGCGGCCTTCTATGTGGTGCCGGGAACGGTCGCCGAGACCGGCAAGGCCAAGGCCGCCGATGTCCAGCAGATGCAGACGGTCCTGGTCGACCTCGACGCCGGAGACATTGCGGCCAAGCTCGACCACCTCATCCGGCATCTCGGCGAGCCGACACTGCTCGTCGAAAGTGGCGGCCGGACGCCGGACGGTCTCGACAAGCTGCATGTCTGGTGGCGCTTGAGCGAACCGGCCGAGGGCGAGGACATCGCGCTTCTCTGTCGGCTGCGCGGCGACATCGCGGTCAAGGTCGGCGGCGACACGCATTTCCGATCGGCCCACCAGCCGATCCGTCTGGCCGGCTCCGTCTATCACAAGGGCGGCTTCAAGCGGCTGGTCAATATCCGCCGCCACAGCCCGCGGGTCGAGGTCCACTTACGCGACTTCGCCGAGCTTGTCGCCGACATGCCGCCGCTTGCCGGCGTTGGGTCCGAGCCAGGCCCCTCTACGGACAAACCGTCGATCACCGATGTCCTGACGACGCCGGTCCGTGAAGGCGGATCGGACGATTGGACCCGCTTCCAGGGGGCGAGCGCCGCGATCGGCCACTACGTCCGCATGGCGCACGAGGGCCGCATGAGCCGCGACGACGCGTGGGAGGCGATCTGCCAGTACAACGCCGCCCAGCTCCGTCCGAGCTGGCCGCTCGAACGTCTCGCCTCGGAAGCACAGCGCCTCTGGCGGCTGCATGAAGAGCGCCACGGACCGGCCCTCGAACGGATCGCCGTGCCGCCGATGTCCGCGCTGCCGGTTTTCACGCTCGGCGCACTGCTCGACGACGTGAGCCCGATGCCCGACGACATCATCGCGCCGCGCTTGCTGACGCCTGGCGGGATGCTGGTGCTCGGCGGCGCCCCCAAGGTCGGCAAGAGCGACTTCCTGATCAGTCTGCTTGTCCACATGGCGGCGGGCGTGCCCTTCCTCGGCTTTGCGCCGAGCCGGCCCTTGCGGATCTTCTATCTGCAGGCGGAGATTCAGTACCATTACCTCCGGGAGCGCCTCCAGGCCATCCGGATCGAGCCGACGCTCCTGGCCGCGGCGCGCGATAATCTCGTCGTCACGCCGAAGGTCCGCATGCTGCTCGACGCCGGCGGCGTAGGCCTGACCATCGCCGCGGTTCGCGCCCACTACGGGCATGGCGCGCCCGACATCCTCTGCATCGACCCGATCCGCAATCTCTTCGATGGGGGTCCGGACGGCGGCGGGGAGAACGACAACACCGCGATGCTCTTCTTCCTGCAGGAGCGGGTCGAAGCGCTGCGGGACGGCGTAGCCCCGGATGCCGGCCTGATCCTCTGCCATCACACCCGCAAGATCACCAAGAAGCAGCTCGTCGAGGACCCGTTCATGGCGCTCTCGGGCGCGGGCAGCCTCCGCAGCTTCTACACCTCCGGCGTGATCATGCACCGGCCCGACGAGGACCGACCGGAGCGGATGCTGCATTTCGAGCTCCGCAACGGCCCCGGCATCGAGCCGATGATCGTCGACAAGGCGGACGGACGCTGGATCGCGATCGACCGCTCGGAGACAAGGCTCGTGCGTCGCGAGTTCGGCGAGAAGCTCGACGCTGAGCGCGCGCGCAAACACGACGTGATCCTTCAACTGCTCTTCGATGAGGCCGAGGCCGGCCGGCTCTACACCGCTCTGCAATTCGCCGAGAGCTTCGAGAACCAGGCCGGGCTCGGCGGCAAGGACACGATCCGCGAACGGATCAGCGTGCTGGCCACGAAGGGTTTCATCAAGTTCGTTCGCGATGGCGCGCCGTTCGGTCTGCCAATCTCGCGCTCGAAGTTCGGCTATCTCTGCGTCGAGGGCATGACGTTCCCGACCGGAGAAGAGACGGCAGACCCCGACACCGGCGAGATCGTGCCCGTCCGGATCCCTGTCCTTCCCAGCACCTACAAATGCCCGCAGAGCGGCGCGGCGCTGCCGGTCGAGAACCCTCTGGTCTGGGTCTATCAGACGGAGGTGACCTCGTGATGCGCCAGCTCATCCCGATTACGCGGACTTACGCAGGATCAAGTTGTGGCAAGTTGCGGCGAGCTGGGCGGCCAGCTTCCCAACTACTTTCGCTGCTCTTCGCGCCGCCGCGGTCCGCCCAGCCATCCCGCGCACATTCAAGTTGGGAAAGCTCGTCCCAACTACCTTGGCTCCCGCGCGCCCCGCTGCGCGGCCTTTCGCAGATTCAAGTTGGGAACGCGACCGACGCCATGGGTCGTCCCAACTTCGATTTCCTCAACAGTTTCAGCATGTTGATGCGCTCTCGAAGTTGTGGGGGTGAAAGCCACCCCCTTCGGGGGTGGGGGAGAACCGCGCCGAGCGGGTTCTCCCACTCCCACCCCCAGGGGCTTTGCGCGCGCGGTCGCCGCGCCCCGCGTCCCCTCACCGACATCAGACGAAAAGGACCCATACCATGAGCCAATGCCCGTCACCCATCCCTAGGAGCGCGCGCCCTTCGGCCCCGGTCATCGCCACATCTGCGGGCGGCGCCATTCTCGCCCTCGACCTCGGCACCACGACAGGCTGGGCGATCCGCGGCCCCGACGGTCTCATCAACAGCGGCACCATCTCGCTGCGTCCGGGCCGCTACGACGGGGGCGGCATGCGCTACCTGCGCTTCACCAACTGGCTGACCGAAATCGATCGGCTGTCCGGGCCCATCGCGGCGATCTGGTTCGAGGAGGTCCGGCGACATGTCGGCACGGATGCCGCACATCTCTACGGCGGTTTCCTGGCCACGCTGACCGCATGGGCGGAACTGCGGGGCGTGCCCTATGCCGGCGTTCCTGTCGGCACGATCAAGCGTTTCGCCACGGGCAAGGGCAACGCCAGCAAGGATGCAGTGCTCGCCGCGATGCGCCAGCGCGGGTTCCAACCCGCCGACGACAACGAGGCCGACGCGATTGCGATCCTACTCTGGGCGATGGAGACCCGGGGAGGCGTGCTGTGAAGTGGACGCCGAGCCTGGTCGAGGAGCGGCTGGCGGAAGCCGCATCGGTTTTGAAACGACTGCCCGAACCCCGGCGTCAGGGATATTTCAGCGTCTGGCCGGAGGTCATCCATAGCTTCGCCGACAAGGTCGGACAGGAGCCAAAGCCGATGCGCGTCATCCCGTCACCCGCCGCGATCAGCCGGATGGAGGAGACGCTCAGCTGGACGGTGGGGCTCGATCCGATCGACGGCAAGATCGTCTGGCTGCGCGCCTACGGCGAGCGCTGGAAAACCATCTGCTGGACCGTCGGATTGCAGCGCTCGGCGGCGCACGAGCACTGGCTCTACGCGCTCTGTGTGATCGCCTTCCGGCTCAACGGCCGGCGGCTCAACCGCAACCTGTCGAAGCGCAAGGTAATCGCGCTTGCAGGTGCGGCGCGGCGGTGAGCAATGGCGAGGAAGGTGTCCGGCGGACAGTTTTCGAACGGACGGAAACGGCTTGAATGGGGTAAATTTGGGCTATGCTCGGGACAGTAGCGCGCCCGCGACGGATCGTCCCCCCTCGCGGGCGTTGTCGTTTCCGGTGTCGTCGCCATTGCCATCGTCACCATCATCGAGACCAGCATCATGCCCGTCCGCCCACCGATCCATCGCCCGGTTGGCCGGCGCGAGAAGCGTGAGCGCGACCAGGACTATGCCCGCCAGCGCAATCCGGTGGCACGTGCGCTCTACCGCTCGAAGCGCTGGCGAACGGAGCGCGCATCCTTCCTGCACGATCATCCGCTGTGCGTGGAATGCGCGCGCCATGATCTGATTCGACCGGCCAGCGTCGTCGACCACATCGTTCCGCATGGCGGTGATGAGACGGTGTTCTGGGACCGCAGCCGCTGGCAGGCGCTGTGCGCGTCGTGCCACGGCCGGAAGACGGCTGGCAGCGACGGCGGCTTCGGCAATGCGCGGCGCTGCTGATAGCCCCCCGGGGAGGTCAAATTTCTGGAGAGTTCGACCCCAGGACCGCGCGCCACCAACAGCGCATCCGCGGCCAAAATGGCAATGGGGGGGTTGCGCAACCAGGATGTTGATTTCATTGGATACAGACAATGGCAATCGCTGAAACCGCGCACATCGGCGCCGACGACCACGCACGCCAGCTTTCGGTCGAATACCGGCCGCTCGACAGCCTGGTGCCCTATGCGCGCAATGCCCGCACGCATTCGGATGCACAGGTGGCCGAGATCGCCGGGTCGATCCGCGCCTTCGGCTTCACCAACCCGGTGCTGATTGCCGAGGATGGCACGCTGATCGCCGGCCATGGCCGCGTGCTGGCGGCACGCAAACTCGGTATGGAGACGGTGCCGACGATCGTGCTGGCGGGACTGTCGGAGACGCAGCGTCGGGCACTGGTGCTTGCTGACAACCGCATTGCCATGAATGCCGGCTGGGACGAGGAGCTGCTGGCGCTCGAACTCTCTGATCTGCAGGAGGCCGGCTTTGACCTTGGCCTCACCGGCTTCGGCGACGACGAGTTGC